GCAATAAAAAAAGAACCTAATATTATTTATAAGATTCTTCATACATATCACTCCTATTCTTCTTTAAGTAGCCTTTCTACTTCCTTTTTAAGATAGTCTGGTACGTCTTCTATTGTCCTCTTCCCATTCTTTATTAGATATACATATAACTTTGCTAATGCACTCATTTAATTACCCCCTGACTTCATTTCCATTAGTTCAACTATTGCCGTAGACAGCTCCAGTTTATCTTTTTCAATATTTTCCACTATTTCGGCTATTGCTGTAGCATACTCAAGCCTAACCTTATCTGACTCTTCTTTAATTAACTCTTCCATGGTCTTTGGTGGCTCTACAGGCTCCCCTGTATCATAGTCAATCCACTCAAACATAAGCTTATGAGGTTGACTAGATACATCCACCTTAAAAGAGTTGGCCTTGTGTTCTTCAAGTAGTTTGCCTAGTTCTCCATACTCAAGCTTTATGCAGCCTATTGAGTTTTTTGCATACTTATTTAGGTCTGTGTAGTTGTTATAGTCTTCATCAAAAGATGTTTCGACTACACACCCCATCATATCACCTGTATCAAGGATTACATTTCCATTACTAATTAAGTAATATATTTTCGTGCCTAACTTTAACATTTGTTCACTCCTTTATTTATCTTATTCAAAAGCTATCCAATTAAATTTACAAGTTCCTGTCTGTTTGGCATTGTTGTTATATCTTAATTTAGCCTCAAAAACTTTTACTTTTCCCGCATTGTATGTACCGGCTACAACTTTATCAATATACGCTGGAGCATTATCTCCTCTTGCTTCATAAATAGATACGCTACTTAGGTGTATCATATATACAGTATCACTAATTACGGAAATAGTCTGATTTGAGAGAGCGTTTCGTACGTCAGGATAGTATATCTGGCTCACATCTTCTACACTCAAATATATATAACTGGGCTTAAAACTAAGTTTTGGTAATGTGGCAATGCAGTTAAAATCCATAACCGTGCCACTTAATATACCAGAAACTACCCCTGTAGCCCACCTCTTCCTATTCCTTTTTATATATTGTATGCAGCCTACTATATCAAGTATTCTGTCTGGAGATAGATTATCATCTTTCTTAATTTCAGTTATTATGTCGTCGAGGGCTGTTTGATACTCAAGCCCCAACTGTTCAGTTCTTTCAACTTCTTTTTTATAAGTTGTCAACCACTTCAACCCCCTTCAGCAACTTTTCTAGTTTATTGTTGGCCGTCTCATGCCTATCAACATATATGCCTAAATTCTTGCTATATTCGTCTACACTGGCCTTATACTCTTTCATAGTATTTACTATTTCAGCATCCTTATTCTTTAGCTCTTTAAGAACTATATCAAGGGTCTTATTTGCCCATGTTGTGACCTTTACTTTTAAGTCTGTTAGCTCTATAGAGCCTAGCTTTTTCCAAATATAGTTTATATAGTTGGTTAGTGATTTTTCACTGCTGACCTCTGAATCTTCATTGTAGCCTTCCATATTTACTGAGTCGACCTTACCGATAGAGTCATCAAGTAAAGTGAAGTTCTCCATGATAGGGTCTATGTCGTATATATTATCGTTGGTTATTTTATTTAACCTGTTTTTGTCTGTCTTGCTATATCCTTCCATTAAGTCAAATGCACCCCATTTCTAATATCTTTCCAAGTGAAATTCTTGGACTTATACCAGCTAGCCGGCTTGCCCAGATTCTTAGTATCACCCCACGTGATATACTTAAATTCAAAGTTATAATTTAAGTGTGCCGGCTTTAGCTTATCTATAATTTTTCTTATCTCGCTTATCTTTTTAGGCACTCCTATTATTCCTACAAATTTTATTGTAAATTGATACCTTCCATAGTGTTCTATCACCTCACAGGTGCCGTTTGAGTAGCTTTCAACTATATTCTTAATTACTTCTACTGTAGTAGTTTCCTTAGCCTTTAAGGCAGCTAAAATATTGCTCCTAATGATATCTATAGGCAAATCAGAATCATAGTCTATACCGGCAAAACTACACCACATAGGTAGGGAAAATGTGGCGGAATCTATAAAAAATTCATTTACTAAAGCATCTATACTTAATTCAAGCTCTTCTAACTGATATCCATAGGCTGTGAATATTTCTTCTGTGGTAGTATTTATTAAATGATCAGGATATAAATCAATTAATTTAAGCATTAGTCAATCACTCCTTTGGTAAGTGTTATGTTGCCAACTGCTCCTACCTGGTCAGTAACTAGTTTTATATTTCTTGTAGCACCATTTATCTTTAAATTAGAGAAGTCTATGACCCCATCAGTGCTTACCAGAAGCCCTGCTACCTTAGTATAGGTAATTTCCTTCACTGACTTAACTAGGTAGTCATCTAAGGCTTGTATAAAGCCTTCCTTAACTTGATCAAGTGTGTAGTTATCATCTACCTCTACAGTAGCTGATATATTAATATCCAGTATAGTGGGCGTAGTTACTGTTACACTTGCACCTATAGGTCTTTTAACTTCAATATATTTCTTTGCAGCTTCTACTACTTCAGGTGCTACATTCCTATTATTCTTACTCATGACAATCACTTTTACAGTTCCATTACCATTCCAAAGCGGAACGACTTTGACATTCTTAACCCCATCTACTGACAGAGCCCAGTTGATGTAGTCATCTACATTTCCTGATGTCCCTTTGTGGGCCTGTAGATAAAAGAATCTTTCCTTTAACTCGTCATCAGTTTCAGGATCTACACCCCCCTCAAGTGCTCCTACACTTCTTATGGATGTGATTTTATCATTTTCTGGGCTTACTAATGTGAAGTCTACTGTGGATACGCTATTTACACTTGCACCAACACCCATAGATCTTATGTATAAAGTCACTCCATTTTCATCATTAATCCTACCATCTTGATTATCTAACACTTCGTATTTATTTCCAAAGGCGCTTATAATGGCTCCAGAAGGGATTTCTTGACCAACTTCACCAATAAATAATGCTTGTCCTACTGACTCTTTACCCTCTTTTCTATAGACCCCAAATTCCTGGACTCTCTTATCTAAGTTATCCCCATAACTATCTTTTATAAAGGCTATATTAAGGAGCTTATCAAGTACTGTATAAATACTAGCATGTGCCAGTGCAATGGAACTGAACATACTGTCTAGTATAGACCCCTCATTTTTAGCGATGGGGAGCTCTGTGCCTATTAGCATCTCATTTTTTAAATTTAAGTGCGTTTTATCTTCAAACATCTATTTCAATCCCCCCATATGTACTTTTTACTTTAATTTTTATGTGTAAATCATCACCAGTGAAGGTTATCCCCCTATTTTCAACATCATTGATGTAAGGATTTATAAGCAAGGCCTCTTTTATGAATCTAAAAGCCTCTGATTCAGTTAGTCCCCTGCTGAATTTCTGACCTATCAGGGTATTTAATTCTGTACCATAGTCCCAAGAGTATATCTCATGGTTAAATCTAATTGTTTTGATAGCCATATAGATCCATACTTTCAAAGCCTCTGCACCTTCAACCACCTTGAACTCTTTTGTATCTTCATCAATTATGAAGTCATCTCTGTCAAAGTCGTATGCCAACTCTTTTAGTGGCGGTAGTTCACTTTCTGGTATGTAATTATAATCTTCAGGTACGCCTATAAATGGGAATATGTCTTTTTTCTCAGTCACTACCTCACCACCTTATCTAGAATCGTTACACTAGAATCGTCACAATTAATAATCACAACATCACCGGCTTTTATGCCACCTAAATCTACAATGTGTGAATGTCCGTCATTTACACCTGTCTTTAAGCCGTTTGCTAAAGCATAAGCCCATGATGTGTATCTTATCTGCACTGTTTCAATCTCAAAGTCATTATATTTTAGTCTTGTTTTTGGGTAACTGTTAATCACCTCTGCAAACTGAATAGAAGGTGTGTGGCTTCGCATACCTTCCGCATTCATTATTCCTAACAATTCATGTTCGTATGACACCTACCAACACCTCCTGATTTCAGTCCAACTTCCCCTTCTAACTCTTGTTTTTGTAATCGGTGAACCTTCTGGACCACCGTTATGGATTACCATTCCATTACCTATATATAACATTACATGCCTGCCACTTCCACTTGCTGAAGACTGTGTTATTATCAAGTCTCCAGGAAGTGCCTGAGCCAGTGATGGTATCTTCTTCCCATTGTGTAACTGCGCTGATGTAGACCCACCAATAGTTATCCCTGCTGCTTTATGGCATGCGTACACAAAGCCACTACAGTCTGAATTGTAGATACTCTTACCGCCCCAGGTATATCTACCCTTACCAACCATACTTTCAGCTACTTGTAGTATTTTTCTTTGTCTATCATTTCCGCCACTTCCGCCACTTCCTGAATAGCCATCAGATACAAGCCTGCTATTAGCTTCTTCATCTGAAGTTACGCCAGTACCAAGGTTTGAGTCACTCCAATCCTTACCGGTATGCTGTTTATACCATGATTTCACTTGTCTAATATATCCGGCAGTATCATTGCCATCACTTACTGGCGCCCATGTAGAAATTATCTGGTCAAACTTCCTACCCTTCTTATTTACATGTGATATGCCTATGAAGTGGAACCCTCTTCTAATCCCTTCTTCTACTGATGAGTAACTACCAAATGACTTGTATTTCTTGATGTTTTTGTCGGGATCCTTTATTCCAAAGAAGTTAAAGTGATTAACCGCAAGATTGGAATCAAACTTTTCCCCACATTCCATTCTGGCCACCAAAGCAACCATCATAGGATTGACTTTATACATATTTCCATACTTAATAAATAGGTCCCCCTTACCTGCAAGTGGACCCTTTAGTAATTTATTTATCATATCAGCTGTGATTCCATGTCCCCAGTCAAGGGCTTTTCCTTCACCACTGAATGCCTTCGATTCATCCTTTCCTGCTGACTTCTCATCCATGATATTGTCGAAGTTAAGTTCCAAGTCTATGGAATATTTTCCACCCATCCAGGAATGTTTATCCTTGTCAATGTAGAAGTCACCTATTAGGCCTGTGTGAGAGTCTTTAACCTGGACCTTATAACCACTTTTACAAGTGATATCACCATATCCGTGTAGGTCACAAGTCCTATCCAGTCCATGGAAGGCTGCATCTATATCTTCTGTCT